CCAATAAAGCTAAGCGACATTCCAGATACGCAGACAGCTAAGCAAATTTGGCAGGCCGGTAAAACAGATGGCAGCAATACTGATGATGCCGCAGACACAAAGGAAAAGGCATCAGTACCAGTTGGAAAATTAAAACCAATGCAAAAGGAAGTTATCCCAGATAAAGCATTATCATTTGCGTTAGGTTATTTAAGAGATGGTACGCCTGATTTGGATGATATGGAAGCGATTATATCAAATGATACCTACATTATGGATGGGCACCATAGATGGGCAGCTAGAACATTAATCGATCCAGCAGCGAAAGTAACTGTAGCTGCAATTGACATGCCAGCAGCCGATGTTGTAAGTGCGCTAAACATGTACACAAAAGCCATCGGTATTGCTAAAGGTAATCCAGGAAAAGGAGATGTAACCAAATTTGCATCATCAATTCCAGCACTCATCGATAAAGCTAGATCAGAAGGTAATTCTGGGTTTGATTCTAAAGCTCAGTGGCCAAAAATATCTGCAGAAGAGGTAGATGAATTACTAGGAAAGATACCAGGAGCAAATGGTGATGCAGAGAAGGGTAGAAATATAATGATTGCAAATGCCAAGAAGCTTTCAATAGCAAAGCATCCAGACGCTCCAGAGCGAGTTGATATGCCCGTCATAGATGCAGAAAAGGGAGATTTGACAAAAGCATTGAAGATGATAAAATCCGGTCAGATGGATCTCAAGCCACCCTTTTCAAAAACAACTAAGGCAGCGCTGACAAAGGCTGGTCTAGAAGTACCTGAGGATGATGTAAGGGAGGTTAAATCGAAATTACAAGAATCGGTTCTAAACTACAGTATTAAGGAATTCACAAAATTAGTAGATCGAAAATAAAATGCCATATACTCATAAAAAGGTAGGAGATCAATATTGTGTGTACAAAAAAGACACAGGAAAGAAGGTAGGATGTACTGATGGCAATAAAGAAGCTCTACGTAAGTATTTAGCAGCACTACATATAAACGATTCGCTGCGAGAGTATATCAGAAAAGAGGTTATTAATTTTAAAAGGAGAAAATAAATGACACAACCAAGACAACCAAAAGAGCTTTCATCAGCCGTTGTTGATATGCTTAACAATAGACTAAAAGACGAGTACGCAGCTCACTTCTTTTATCGCAATGCTGCCAATTGGTGTGATGATGCCAACTACAAAAAGGCAACAGCCTTTTTTAAGCAAGAAGCTGCAAATGAACTAGAGCATGCGGAAAAGCTTCAGAAGTATATTGTAAGCTGGAACGTAATTCCGACATTGCCATCTGTGAAGCCAACGATAACTTTTACGGACTTGGTTGATATCATAAACAAAGCGTATGTACTTGAGTATGATCTATTCACAAAGTATAACACAGACTCAGTTAATATAATGTCACAGGATATAACTACCTTTGACTTTTTGAGAAAGCTTAGGGAGGGTCAGTATGAGTCGGTTGTTGAGTACTCCGATTTGCTTAATGCACTACAGCTCATCGACAGTAGTGATAAGTATCAGCTGCTTTATTTCGAGCAGACTTACTTTTGATGAACACACCTTTAAAATATATGCTCACAAACATAGTTTTATTCTATGAGGAGAAGGGCTATAAAATGAAACCATATCCAAAAGTAACACTAAAGGAAGACCATGAAAACGCACAAAACCCTCTTGGAGATACTGCATACTACGAACCGGCATCTAACACGGTGGTACTACACATTGCAGGCAGGCATATTAAAGACATACTCAGATCTTTTTCCCATGAGCTTGTTCATAGACATCAGTTTAATACTGGTATACCTGGCTATTCAAAAGTAACATATCAAGAAGGTGAGAAGGTAAAAGACCATCCAGTAATTATGAAGATGGAAAAGGAAGCCTATCTCAAAGGTAATATGATGTTTAGGGAGTGGGAAGAGGAGTTGAAGTTTAATCCTATGAATGAGGATTTACGAGATTGGTTAAAGCAAAAGTGGGTAAGAGTAACGACTTCGGGAAAAGTAGCAGGACCCTGCGGTACATCAAAAAATAAAAAGAATCCAGACAGATGCTTGCCAGCATCTAAAGCTAGATCGCTAACAAAAGGTCAGAGAGCGGCAACAGCGCAGAAGAAGCGAAAAGCAGGATCTAAAGGTAAGACCTACGTATCAAACACAAAAAAGGCAAAAGTATCAGCATAATGATAAAACTCATAGACATATTGAATGAGGCTTTTGCTGACAAGTACGGCAAAGACAAATACGTAGAATTGGGTACTAAGGACATTCGCGATTTTGCTGATAGCATTTATGATTTAATTGCAACAGCATACAGAGATAGTGGAGGGCATTTCGAATTCCAATCAGGGCAGGATGTAATCAATTCTGACTTGAATTACTGGATAGCAACAGATATCGACCAAGATCCAGATGCTGATATAACTATTGGAGGAAAAAGAACTAATTACGGAACAAAGGTAACGACAATAGGACAAGATGGTGAGAGATTATCCAAAAAGTCAGCTATTACTAAGCTAGTCAATATGATGAAAACAAGAGGCTTCTATGCTGAAATGGATGAAGATTTGGCAAACAAGCTAGGTTTAAGTATCATAACAGATGAAGATATTATAAGAAAAGTGATGTCAGGCAAAGAACTCGAGTTTACCAGTAACGGTAGATATAAAAGAAGCATTTCAGCAGCAAGTAAAGTAAAGGAAAAAGTACTAGTGGGAATCCCAAAAGTGTAATATTTATAATAAAAGACATGATAAAGTTAAAAAGCATCCTATTTGAAGAACAAGACCCGTCTGTAGTGGCAATGCCATACTTCAAAGAATTTTATAGCATTCACGGCTATACTCTCAATTTTGACTACTTAGGGCTAAAAGATGGGGAGATGGTATTTGAGGCAGAATTAGCCAACTTAGGTCAAATGAATCTTATTATAACGGAAGCATACGTTGTAGCAAGAATTACACCCAAGAAGGCGTTATTCGGAGTAACCTATTTGCTAAACGGTTTAGAGAGGTTAGATGCAACAATCTGCAGAATGAAGCAGAAAGATGGAAAGATCGTAGCAGAGATGTTTGATGATAAGAAATTTGAGAATAACGAAACCAAATTTTTGAATCTAATCAAAAATAAGTAATGAAACTCAGACAGCTGCTAAACGAAGTAGAGGCGAAGGGGTGCCCCTTACCAACTCAGAACATTGAGCTTAATCTGGAAAACAGACAAAAGGCCATTGAGAAATACGGGTACGGACCACTCAATCCAAACGAACCTAATGAGAAATTCTGGGATAAGAAAAAGGAAATGTGGCAGCTGGATTCCGTTGAAGATGCAAAGAAATCATTATGTGGTAACTGTGCAGCATTTGATATAACTACTAAAACCCTCGACTGTATAGCAAAAGGTATTGGTGATGATGGAGGTACAGAAGATCCATTTGATGTGATTAATGCAGGGAAACTAGGATACTGCAGATTTCTTAAATTCAAGTGTGCAGCCAAACGTACCTGTGATGCATGGGTAGTTGGAGGACCACTTACTGATGATAAGACAGAGGAATAATGTTCCACATATTAAGGTACAACATAACAGATACTCCGTACATAAGCACACCTGTCGATGACAGTTTGTTTAAGATGAAGCACGTACCTGAGTTTTTCGATCGTTTTGGGTATGAGCTTACTTATATCGAATCAGAAATACACAAAGCAAACAAAGTAAACGGCCATGTGTTAGTACCAGGATCACCGACCGATGCTGCAGCATGCATACAGGATTGGATCATCCAGATATATGAGCATCCAAACCTATATCTTGATCATGCGCACGTAAACGTAAGATACGCATATAAAGGTGCTCTCAGAGAGCAGATCGAGTATCATGCTGAGAAGAACCCCAGACTGTACAAGCTACTGAATATACAGCCAAAATACATGGCTGATTTTTGCCTTGATTATATCGCAGATGGGCGTGTTGTTGAGTTGATACATATAGAGCATGATTTACAAGATTATGACCAATATATGGGACATCTGGAGTTGATGGAAACATTAATAACAACAACCGATTGGGTGAAGGCATATAATGATTTGAAACATTATTTTAATGAAGAATATACAACAGATGAATATGCTCAAGCAAAAACAAAGGCAACTTACTACGGTTTAGATAAATTAGATTATCTGCATGAACCAAAAATGCTATCCTATAAAAAGGTGTTTTAAATAAAAACAAAGATACTTATATATAAATAAACAACCATGACTTTACAGAATTTATACATTAAAGTAAGAAAGAACAAGATTACCAAACAACGATTCCTGGCTGAGGCAAGAAGGCATGCCATAGGAAGTAGATTGGTTACCTCACTTAACAGCTTTGATGATACCGTTAGAATTTTAAAAAATAACGGTCTTATCTCAGAGTTTGCAGGAGTTGGCAAACAACGAAATGAGAATAAGTTTAACTTAAACAGATATTTGCGCGAGATTGAAGATGAAGAGACGGAAGAAACTGCACCTGAGGAAGAGGAAGCTCCAGAAGAGGAGACCGAAGATGCTCCTGAGGATGCTCCTGCAGAGGAAGAAGCTCCTGAAGAAGAAGCACCTGAGGAGGAGGAGGAAACGGGACCATCTCCAGAGCTAAGCAATCTAACATCCAAGTATCTAAACAATCTTAGAAAGATTCCAGGATATGATGAAATGGATAGCGCAGTTATGTATCTTGAGCAGATCATAGAAACACTACCGTATGGCAAGTCTGACAAAATCTCCTTACTGAATACAATTCGCTCTAAATATATGTCATAAGATGGGTGCACAACTAACACCACTAATGTCTGATATCCTATTTGAACGGAGGATAGCTGCGATCATGCATGAGTTCATGTCAGCACCTGCGTCTCTGCGTGAAGAGGATGGTGCAGAGAACCTAACGCCAGAAGAACAAAAGGTGATGGATCAGCTCATAGGTACGTTTGCACAGGAGCTTAAAAAGGCAGCATCACAAGTCAAGACTACAGCAAAGGATACTGAGGAGGTTGAGGACATCAAAGCCAAGTACCCAGAGCTAGAAAAGCTGGATGACAAGGTAAACGAAGTAGCAATATCAGCCACGCTGATTGCAGGCATAGTAGCGGCAATCCCAGCCATATTGAAGATATTCAGCCTAATGTCCGTTGGTGTTAGCAAAGGATTAGGAGCGCTAGGCTTCAGAAAGGGTGAACAAAAGGCGATGCAGTTTGCAAAAAAACTGGCACACGGTTCTCACGAACTGCACAAAAGCTATATTGGGATGATTCAAAAAGGACTACAGATAATGATTCCGGAATTTAGCTCATTACCAGCCGACCAGCAGGAGAAGATCGCAGAGATAGCATACATGGTTATTGTAATGTATTTAGGATTAAGTGCCGGTCTAGATGCCGCAAACGCATTTAAGCATTTGGAATTTGTGCACGGAACGGTAGAAGGGGCTTTGACCGCAATAAAGGCCGGAGAACTGGGATCGTTTCTTGGAGGAGAAGTAGCAGCAATATTTAGCAAAGCATGAAACATATAGTAAAAAGACTTAAAGAAGACAGCGATTATCAAGGGTTTTTCTTGAACGCACTACATAAGCATAACGAAAAGTTCGGCACTAAGGGTATTAGTGGTATGAGCGATCAGCAGAAGCAAGAATTTTTTAATTATGTGGATAAGAATTACAAAGGTAAGACTGAGGCTATTAAAGAAGCAAACGGAACGACTATGGGTACTGTTAGCATCACCTTTGATATTCTAGGAAACCTACCAAGCACAGATCCAGAGTTTATCAAAAGGCATATTGCAAAGAAATTACAAAATATGTTCTCAAGAGAGAGAAACATTAAATTCGAAGTAGAACGTAAATACGGAGAGCCACAAGTCAACTTAAAATAAATTTATAGGTTATGGCAGAGCAGCAAGGTCAGAAGTCCATTAAGGACATGATCAAAGAAGAGCTTATTAAATGTAAGCTTGATCCAATTTACTTTATGAAAAGGTACTGCATGATTCAGCACCCAGTAAAGGGACGCATGCCGTTCAAGCTATATCCATATCAGGAAGAATTGTTGAGGAGTTTTGTGGAGTACGATAGGAATATTATACTGAAGTCTCGGCAGCTGGGCATCTCAACACTCAGCGCAGGATATATATTATGGCTAATGATCTTCCACGAAGATAAAAACATATTAGTTGTAGCCATTGACCAAGCAACATCGAAGAACCTAGTAACAAAGGTGCATGTGATGTTGGAGTACTTACCATCATGGTTAAAGCCAAAAACAACAGAAAGCAATAAACTGTCAATTCGACTAACAAACGGATCTCAAGTAAAGGCTGTAGCATCAACAGGCACATCAGGTCGTTCAGAGGCCTTGTCACTGCTTATTATCGATGAGGCTGCATTCGTACAAAATGCAGAGGAGTTGTGGGCATCTGCACAACAGACTTTAGGTACTGGTGGTAGAGCGATTGTGTTGAGTACTCCAAATGGCACGGGCAACTTTTTTCATAAGTTGTGGATGAAGGCTGAATCGGGGGAAGCAGCTAATTTTAAAGCAACCAAATTACCATGGTGGGTACATCCTGACAGAGATCAGGAGTGGAGAAATAGGCAGGACGATGAGCTTGGTCATAGATTAGCAGCACAGGAGTGTGATACCGATTTCACAACATCAGGACAGACAGTAGTTCATCCAGAAGTTCTGAGTTGGTATCAACAAACATACGTACAAGAGCCTATTGCTAAAAGAGGTTTTGATGGTAATATGTGGGTGTGGGAGAATGCCGATTATAGTAAGTCATATATAGTGACAGCTGACGTTGCTAGAGGTGATGGAGGTGATAATTCTGCATTTCATGTAATAGATGTTGAAGATTGCAGGCAAGTTGCCGAGTACAAAGGCCAGGTAACTACAAAGGACTATGGCAATCTACTTGTTGCAGTTGGAACAGAGTATAACGATGCACTACTTGTTGTGGAGAATGCCAACGTAGGTTGGGCAACCCTGCAGACGATCATAGATAGAGGGTATAAAAACTTATACTATACATATAAAGATAATGTATTTGATCCGGAAGCATACTTACACAAGCAATACGACCTAAGTAGCAGAAAGGACGGAGTAGCAGGTTTTTCGATGACACAAAAGATTAGACCTCTGGCTGTCAGCAAATTAGATTTGTATATGAGAGAAAAAGATTGTATAATAAGATCAAAGAGACTATTAGATGAGTTACTTGTGTTTGTGTGGAAAAATAGCAGAGCAGAGGCTCAGCACGGATATAATGACGATTTAGTTATGAGTTGGATGCAAGGTTTATGGGTAAGAGATACAGCCTTAAAGTTGAGGCAGTCGGGTATAGATATTACAAAGATATCACTCAACAGTTTTAGAAACACAAGAACAGAGTCACCAATTCACTCTACAAAAAACTTTGCACCCAATCCATATAAGGTAAATCTGGGTAACGGAAATGAGGAGGATATTTCCTGGCTATTAGGTGGTTAAGGAAATTAATGTTATATTTATAAAAAAACAGTATGGCGCAACCAGGCGAACAATCTTTGTTTAAAAGATTACGAAAACTTTTCTCAACAGATGTAATTATACGTAATGTTGGAGGGAAGCAGCTAAAAGTTATAGATACCGAAAAGGTACAATCAAGTGGCAATATTGAGTGGAATAAAAGAGTTGATCGATACAATCGCTTATACACACCAGTGGCAGGATATACGTCCGACGGCAATGGAATTCAGCTAGTACAGAGAATTGAAGTATTTAGAGATTATGAAGCAATGGATGCTGATAGTATCATCGCATCTGCTCTAGATATTTATGCGGATGAGTGTACAACAAAGAACGAATATGGGGATATTGTTGAAATAAATACAGGCAACGACAGGGTAAAGGAAGTACTACATAACTTATTTTATGATATCCTAAATGTAGACTTTAACCTATGGCCATGGGTAAGAAACCTATGCAAATATGGTGACTTTTTCCTGATCCTCAGTATTGCCGAAAAGTTTGGTATCGTTAATGTCGAACCAGCTTCTGCATATGAAATGATAAGGTTAGAGGGTTCCGATCCAAACAATCCCAACAAGGTAATATTTAAGAGAGACTATAGCGGATATGGTGGTGCTGGGTATGTGTCTAGGCAAGAAGAAGTATATGATAACTTCGAAGTTATACACTTCAGACTGCTCAGCGATACTAACTTTCTACCCTACGGCAGATCAATAATTGAGCCGGGAAGGCGTGTATACAAGCAGCTTATGATGATGGAGGATGCGATGCTTATTCATAGAATTATGAGAGCACCGGATAAGCGTATTTTCAAAATTGATATAGGTAACATACCACCTAATGAAGTTGATGCATATATTGAGCGTATTGCTAATCAGATGAAAAAAACACCATACGTAGATCCAAACACTGGTGAATACAATCTGAAATTCAATCTCATGAATATGATTGAGGACTTTTACCTACCAGTTCGTGGAGCAGAAAGTGGTACCAATATTGAGAATTTAACAGGTCTGCAGTATGATTCTATTGCGGATATTGATTATCTAAAAAATAGACTATTGGCGTGTCTTAAAATACCTAAAGCATACTTAGGCTATGAGGAGGATACAACTGGTAAATCAACTTTAGCATCACAGGACTTCCGTTTTGCAAGAACAATTGAGAGAATTCAACGCATCATCGAAAGCGAGCTCACAAAAATGGCAATCATTCACCTTTATGCACAGGGATTTCAGGACGATGATCTAGTTGATTTTTCAATCAGCTTATCACCAGCCTCTACGGTGTTTGAAAGAGAAAAGATTGAGTTATGGACCTCCAAAGTAACCTTAGCTGGTGATATGATGGATAAAAAGCTCTTTTCAAAAAGATGGGTCTATGAGAACATCTTCCACATGAGTGATGATGACTATCTACGAGAAATAGACGGAGTGGTCGAAGATATGAAATACACATTCAGATTAGCTCAAATTGAAAGCGAAGGAAACGACCCGGCAAAAACAGGGATGTCCTTTGGTACACCACATGATATCGCTTCATTATATAAAGGTGGTGGTAGAGACGATGTACCAACTGGCTATGATGAAAGAGAAATCCCAGAAGGTGGATGGCCAGGTGCCGGAAGGCCAGAATCACACACGACCTATGGAAAGCATAAGCACCCGCTAGGTTGGGATCCGCTTGGTAATAAATTTAATAAAAAGACATCTTATAGAGGTAGTGTGAAGGAATACAAAAACAAAATAGCAAAGTCAGCGGTAGAATCTATGTTTAGACCTAGTGCACAAGCAAAGAAAGGAGTTATTAGTGGGTTGTATAAGGCAGCTAGTAAGTCAAATCTGCTAGATGAGTCAAATTTACTAGACAATACGGACAGTTAAACAAAAACCTGCATATTTATTTGTATACACGACATGGCAAAACTTAAACATTCGAAGCTGAAGAATACACAAATTCTATTTGAACTCTTAACGAGACAAGTAGCAGCTGACACTATCAGAGGAACAGAAACTTCCCCAGCGCTGCGTTTGATTCAAAAGTACTACAAGCCAGGCACATTACTATCCAAAGAATTGGGATTGTATGAATCGCTTAGCCGTCAAAAGTATAAGAGCGAATTAAAAGCAGAAACATTACTAAGAGAGGTGTTAAAGGCAAGAAGAGCATTAGATGCAAAGTGTCTATCGGAGGCAAAATATGAACTCGTCAAGGAGATTAAGTCTAACTACAGTATCGACGCCTTTACTCGCACTCAATTACCTGATTACAAGCTGTATGCGTCAATTTATAACTTGTTCGAATCCAACACAAAGGCGAAGCTAACTCCGGAACAGGCAGTAAACTGCAGATTTTCTATTGTTGAACACATTTGTGGTAAATCAACGAAGAAACCTCATAAAGTCGAGGAGAGCAAGGCTATAGCAGAATATAAGAAGGAGACAGAAGAGGTGCGACTACTTGCATATAGATTGTTAATTGAAAATTTTAATAAAAAATATAGTAAGCTAACGGTACAACAAAAGAACCTACTGCGTGAGTATATTAACAACGTATCGAATTCGGATACAATGAAGGATATACTTATAACCAATGCCAAAGTGGTGAGACAGAATATTACAAAGCTGCTACCAAAGGTCACCGATAGGGTGACAGTAATCAAACTGAAGGAGATTTATAAGCTAACAAAAAAGTATGACGATGTAAGACTAGTCAATGAAAATCATGTGTTAGCTATGTTAATGTATATGGAACTTATTAAAGAGCTAAAGAAATGTTAACAAAGAAGGAAAGAGCGGAATTGAGAGAGTATGTTAAGGATATCCAAAATGAGATGTCCGTATCAGCTAATGTAGCGTCATACTCTACACCAAAAGCGTTTAATAAAGATGAAGACGCCGAAGGATCAGAAGCTTCCGAGAAAGCAGATCCAGCAACAGCATATTACGAAAAGCCACCTAAAAGAGGTACAGCAAAGAGCTTTGATGTAATCTCTTTGAAGGAGGGATCATATAAAGAGTTTAAGAATGACCCATCGGCAACTCCGGTGCAAAAGGTCAACAAGTCAATTGCAGAAATTAATAGAAGGTTAGCTGAGGTGAATCATTTATTGGCACAAAGTATCCGTCTGAAGACAGAGTCGAATGTAGCATCAGGAGCCTACTGGAAAAAGACAACTAGAAACATTGCTAAGATTAATGAGAGAATGACTATAATAAGCAATAAACTCAAAAAACTAAGCGAATGAGGACGAGGGAGTTTAGAAATCTAATAAAGGAAGAAATACGCAGAGTATTGCATGAGGCTAAACAAGAGCAGGATTTAGCTAATGCATTAATACTTGCAGGGGAGGATGTAACGATCGAAGACATTGAGTTGGCAAGTAAGAGCAGTGGTACAAACAGCTACGATGTAACTCTCGACGGAGAGCCTTATCAGTTTGATGTAGACAGTTCGGGATTGGTTACTTTCTACGACGGCTCAGACACTATTGAGTTAGGTTATTTGAATAATCCAAGCGTAATTGCATCCAAGTACAGAAAAGCAAAAGGAGTATGAGTAAGAAGCTAATAGTTGACTTTGCAGGTGTGATCGAGTATACACCAGAGCAGCTGAATGAATCCATGCAGCAGAACAATGGTAAACTAATACTATCAGGACCACTGCAGCGATATGGATCGACCAATCAAAACGCTAGAATCTATCCAGAGGATGTGTTGAAGCGTGAGGCCATAAAATATAAAAAGTCATTCATTGCCGAAAGACGAGCTCTAGGTGAACTAGACCACCCAGAATCATCAGTAGTGAACTTATCAAACGTATCACACAATATGTTAGATTTGTGGTGGGATGGCAACACCCTAATGGGCAAATTAGAATTACTACCAACACCATCAGGCAATATTGCAAAGCAATTATTCCAAGCCGGTATCAAATTAGGCATTAGCTCTAGAGGGATGGGTAGTGTAAGAGAAATTGGTGAAGGTAAGGTTGAGGTACAAGATGACTATGAGATCGTGTGTTGGGACCTAGTATCTAATCCATCAACTCATGGTGCTTTTATGGATGGAGGTCAGATGAATGAGTCTTATAATGGACTGACTAGAAAGACCGGCAAGTACGAAACAATTGATGGTTTAATTACAAATATAATAACACTGCTATGAAGAAGCTAATAGACATACTTAACGAATCTAACGTAAGATTAACAACCGAGCAAAAATCTGCTTTTCTTGAGGAGATCAAAGGCTTTAGTGCAATCTCCGAAGCTGTGTACAGAAACAGTCGTTTGAAAGAAGTTGCTAAGCAGCTGACCACTTTAGCTGAAAGGGCAGAGCAGGTAACCTTGTCGGAAACCGAAGAGTGGTTTGATCAAGTAACCGTCAAAAGAAACATGAAAGAATTAAAAAACGGTGCTAAAACCTTTAGTAAAACTGTAGAAGAAATAAATGTATTGCAACAGCGTTTGGAATCAATCTACGAAGAAATGGGGAGCACGCTAAATAGGTACTATGAGATCTAAGGAGCTTAAGGATTTAATTCGCAGAGAAATTGTAGCAGCACTTCGTGAGCAGAAGACTCCGGAAGAGATTGCAGCTGATAAGGCTGACGTAACAGCAGCCCAGGCTCGTCTCAAAGACGCACAAGAGAAGTTGAAAAAGGCACAGACGAAAGCTGCAGCCAAAGAAGGTGCAATTAAATTAAAGGACTTATTAGAGCAGGAAGAGGAAGAGGATGCCGGAGCGAATCCATTTGCAGCAGGTGGTGATAAAGGTGATAGTGAGAAGGAAGGTGAGGATGATGCAGCTGCAGAAAAGGGTGGAGAAGAGGATGCTGCAGCCGAGGAAGGTGGGGAAGAGGAGAAAGCCGAGCCAGATCCAGAAATGCCTAAGAAAGATGATATCACTGTAGATTTTGATATTAGCAGTGTTAAGCGATATAACAAAGACCAGCGATTCCGCGGATCTCAAGGCATTGTCAAAAAAGTAACAAAGGACGGAATGATGCTAACTGTAATTCCAGATGGTGTCGACATCTTTGTTAATTTTAACGACATAGAATAAAAAAATCATCAAAAGCTGCACTATTACAGCGCTTTTGGTAAGATAGGGTATATTTATACTTAAATGCATCATTTTGATATGATGCCATATTTAATTAAACCCTATTGTGGCTCAATAATAGCTGCAGACAATCCAAAACAATTATGGACAAACTTTTAAAGGAAGCAATCGCAGACGCTAAAGCAGTACGTGAGACCGCATTAGCAAATGCAAAGCTGGCATTAGAGGAAGCCTTTACACCAAAATTGCAATCGATGCTCTCAAAAAAGATTAGAGAGGAAGAGGAAATGGAGGAAGAAGAGGTGGAAGAGATGCCGGAAACAGCGCGTTTTAGAAAGCTCGCAAACATCTCCGAAGAGGACGATGAAATGGACATGGATATGGACATGGAAGATGAAACCGAAGAGAATTTCGAAGAAGAGGACTACAGCGACGAAGGTGGCGATATGGACTTCGAAGAGGAATCATCTGAGGAAGACACTGAAGAAGCTCCTGCTGAAGAAGAGGATCTAGATTTGGAAGCTATCATTCGTGAGCTAGAAGGCGAAGACGATGAAATGGCTGAAGAAGGAATGGATTACGAATCTGAAGAAGATGAGATGGCCGAAGAAGGAATGCACTCTGAAGAAGATGAAGACATCGACATCAATGAGCTTGTAAGAGCTTTGCGTGAAGAAGATTCTGAAGAAGAGGAAATGGCCGAAGAAGGCATGAAGCGTCGTAAGAAAAAGATGATGGAAGCTGATGACGAAGAAGAGTCCGAAAAAGACAAAGATCTTGAGGAAGCTTATGGAGTTATCAAGTTCTTGAGATCCAAAATCAACGAAGTGAATTTGCTTAACGCCAAATTACTTTATGTCAACAAAGTGTTCCGTGCTAAGAACCTAAGCGAAAGCCAAAAAGTTCAAGTAATCGAAACCTTCGACAGAGCTAGAAACGTGCGTGAAACAAAACTTATCTACGCAACAATCGCTGAATCGATTGCAAAACAGGCTCCTGCTAAAAACAAAGGAAAGCGTATAGTTGAGAATTTCTCATCTGCTCCAGTTAAAGGCACCAAGAGACCTATTTTAGAATCGAACAACCAAATTGCTAGGTTCCAAAAACTCGCAGGAATTAACAAAAACTTTTAATTAACCAAAAAACCAAGATCAAAATGGCAACAAACATTACAACTCAGCTACTTGGTTCTGCTAACCCATACAAAGATCGTATGTCGGAAGTTAAACCACTTATCAGTAAGTGGAAGAAATCCGGTCTGTTAGAAGGACTAAGAAGCGAAACTGAAGTCAACAGCATGGCTGTACTTCTAGAAAACCAAGCAAAACAGCTTGTAAAAGAAAACTCCATGACCGGTGCCGGTGCTAACGCAGGTGGCTATGAGCAATGGACTGGAGTAGCTCTACCTCTTATCAGAAGGGTATTTGCTGAAATCGCTGCTAAAGAATTCGTTTCTGTACAGCCGATGAACTTACCTTCTGGTCTAGTATTCTACTTGGATTACAAGTATTCTACTCAAAACCGTCCTGATGGTCGTAAAGGCTTCGACATAACTGGTAAAAATCAAGTAGGTACCTTGCAAGGTATTACTGATACTACCGGAGATGCTTCTGATGGTCTTTATGGTGCTGGTCAGTTTGGCTATTCAATTAACCAAACCGGATCTGCATTCACTCTCCTAACCACTGGTTCAGCTACCTGGTCTACCTTCAACTATGATGGTAACTTTACCTCATCTTTTAGTACTTTCAAAACCGTCACTGTAACTACTGCATCAGTTTCAACTGATTACAGAAGCTTTGCAGACTTTGCTGGTGTAAGAGGCTTTGCAGTAAAATCAGGTTCTAGCTACTTGTCAGTGCTTCCAGCCTTTACTACTATCAACACCGCTAACAACTCAGTAACTTTCGTGTTTACTGGTTCAGCTGTAACTACTGGTTCATTTACTGGTGAAGTTGTTTATCAACGTCAACCAACCAATGACAACCGTGGTGATTTCGAAGCTAACAGATCTAATGACGATCTGAGCATTCCAGAAATCGACTTGGTAATGCGTTCTATTCCAATCACTGCCAAGACTCGTAAGTTGAAAGCAAGTTGGACTCCTGAGTTCGCTCAAGACTTGAATGCATATCACTCAATCGACGCTGAGGCTGAATTGACCTCTATGTTGTCTGAGTATGTATCAATGGAGATCGACCTCGAAATCCTTGATATGTTGATCCAAGATGCAGCTACTACTGAGTTTTGGTCAGCACAAGTTGGTCAAGAATGGAATGGATCTAACTTTGTACAGTCTGCCTTCAGTGGTCAGGCTTACGTACAAGGTACTTGGTTCCAAACTCTTGGTACCAAATTGCAAAAGGTATCTAACAAGATTCACCAAAAGACCCTTCGTGGTGGTGCTAACTTCCTAGTTTGCTCTCCTGATGTGGCTACTGTGATTGAATCAATCCCTGGATACGCTGCAGATACCGACGGTAACAGCATGAAGTTCGCTATGGGTGTACAAAAAGTAGGTGCTTTGAATAGCCGCTACCAAGTATACAAAAACCCATATATGCAGGAGAACACAATCCTGATGGGCTTTAGAGGAAATCAGTTCTTGGAAACTGGTGCAGTATATGCTCCTTACGTTCCATTGATGCTTACTCCTCTTGTGTACGACCCAGTTAACTTCCAGCCAAGACGTGGTGTAATGACTCGCTATGCCAAACTAACAGTTAGGCCCGAGTTTTACGGGAAAGTGTACGTTTCTGGCTTGCAAACTGTGTAAGAGTTCTACGGTACATTATAAGAAAGGCCCACTCAATCGAGTGGGCTTTTTTTTTGTTATCCCTACAACAGCACTGTTTTCTATTTTTGTAACTATTTATATACATGAGTGACAGAGCAATCAATGCGTATGTGAGACCCGAAAATGCCTTTCC